AGAAGGTTATCAATTCTATGTAGGCCCAGTTACAATGAAAGCTTATCAAGCTGCTTTGTCTGCTGGTAACTACAACTTCCAATTCTATGTTGGTGAGAAGCCAATGAACTTCCAAGGTATTCCTGTTACTATGTGCCCAGGTTTAAATGATTCTGATTGTGTATTAGGTTTGAAATCTGATCTACACTTCGGTACTGGATTATTAAGTGATTTCAACGAAGTTAAAGTTTTAGATATGAGCAACCTTGACGGATCTCAGAATGTTAGAACTATCATGAGATTCACTGGCGGTATCATTGCTACTAATCCAACTCAACAAGTTGTATTGAATATTAGCTAATCAATAGTAAAATAATAAATGTATAAAGGGTGGGTAATGCCCACCTTTTTTTTAAACTTTTAAATAAATAATAAAATGGCTTGTAATACAATAGACGCTCGTTTAGAGCCTTGCAAAGAATATCTTGGTGGGATCCAAGGTATGTTTTTAATTCCATTCGTTTGGAGTGATGTAATAACAATTGACGGCACTGGTGCGGTTACTAAAATTGCACAATCTGGTGGCGTTACTTTAGATACTGGATACTTTTGGGAGTTAAAAGGTGCAAACAGTTTTACCGACACCATCACTTCTTCAAGAGATAACGGCACAACTTTCCACGAATCAAACTTAACCGTTAAATTTAAACCAAAATCACAAGCAACTCCTTGGTTAGATACTAAAGATGTTGAAACTTTAGCAACTGGCCGTTAGAGAGTGGTTGTTTGGGATAGAAACGACAATTTCTGGTTATTAGGTGAGGAATTTGGTTGTGATGTAACAACTGGTTCTGAAGATTGGGGAACTTTACTTGGTGATGCTCGTACTTATACTTTAAGCTTTATTGCTTCAGAAAAGTATGGCCCAAGACCGTTGGCTGCAGTAACTTACGCTGGCTTGTCAACTATCTTTACTCCAGATGTAACTCCATAATTAATAAGTGTACATAGGTGAGAAGGGGGCAGAGATGCCCCTTTTTTATTGTAACAAAATGAGGCATTTAGGTTTTATTAAATATGGTTATCAATTCAAGCTCGACAAGTATATCATTTCATCCGCTTATTGCGTTTGATGGTTTGCCAGTAACACTTGAAATTGAACATAAAGCCACCAAGACATTAGTAACTGCAACTGTAACGCCTACAATAGTGGGTACTAAAGTTACATTGACACTTCCATCACTTGCCACCATCAACGCAGTGGCTAATCAATTAGACGAATTAAACATCAGAGTAATTCAATCAAGCAAAATGTATTTTGAATACCTGGCTTATTGGATAGTTGGTTCTATTGATGAGTACAGACAATGGAAGTCTTGGTCAACTACAAACACAAACAGTAAAAACTGGATCACATTATAATGGCTACACGCAAAAAAAATATTCCAAGTTACCACATCATCAATATGGCTGGTTATACAAGCCCATCAATTGTTGAGCAAACAAATAAAGATTGGGTTGAGTACGGTGCTGATAATAACTACTATCAATATTTAATTGATTTGTATTATAGCTCACCTACAAACAACGCTTGTATCAAGGGTAAATCTGATATGATTTATGGCTATGGCCCAGAGGTTGTAAAAGCTGATCGTCATTTAAAAGGTTATTTAGATTTCAAAACCATCTTCCAAAACGAAGAGGTTAAAAAGTGCGTAATGGATTTGACAATGCTTGGTATGTGTGCATTCCAAATTGTAAAGTCTAAAGACGGCAAAAAGTATGTGAGGGCTTACCACTTCCCAATGCAAACTTTAAGGCCACAAAAAGCCAATGATAAAGGCGAAATTGAAAAATGGTACTATTGTGCGGATTGGTCAAAATTAAAGAAGGGCCAAAAGCCAAAAGAGTTCGCAGCGTTTGGATATGATGAAAGTGCTAAAGAATGTATGCTTGTAATCAAGCCTTATTCAACTGGCAATTTCTATTTTGCACCACCAGACTATCAAGGCGGTACTCAATATTGTGAGCTTGAAGGTGAGATAAGTAACTACCATCTAAACAATATTAAAAATGGCCTGGCTCCAAGTATGTTGATTAACTTTAACAATGGGGAACCAAGTGAGGAGATTAAAGATGCAATTGAAGCTCAAATCAATGCTAAATTCGGTGGAAGTTCAAATACTGGCCGTGCAATCGTATCTTTTAACGAGAGCAAAGATTCTGCGGCGGATATTACTCCAGTTGCTTTAAGTGATGCTGCGGACCAGTATCAATTTTTAAGCACAGAATGTATTGATAAAATTTTATTGGCTCATAGAATCACCAGTCCTTTATTATTCGGTGTTAAAAATAGTGGTAACGGATTCTCAAGCAATGCTGAGGAGTTAAAAACCGCAAGTATCTTATTTGACAATATTGTTATCAGACCATTCCAGAATCTATTGATTGATGCTTTTAATAAGGTGCTTTTGAAGAACGAAGTAATGGTTGATATATACTTTAAGACTTTACAACCATTGGAGTTCGTTGATTTAAGCGGAGTGGCTATTGACACTACAACTAAGGAGAAGGAATACGGCTTTTCTAAAGTTGAAATGGTTCAAAAAAAAAGTGGTGAGAGCAAAGAGGATTTTTTAGGAAGATGTATTCCTATTGTTATTGCTGAAGGTAAAGACAAAGAACAAGCAGCGGCAATTTGTTATTCTTATTTTGAGGGAAGTGATAAACCAAAGATGACTGAGGAAGATGAGAATGCCTGGTTAGCTTTCTTGCAAGATAAAGGCGAAGAGATTGACCTAAACGAATGGGAGGTTATAGACATCCAAGAGGCAAACGATGAGGATGATCATTTCGAATTTGGATACGATAATCCAGATATGAAGTCTAAAGACGATACTGGTATTTTTAAGATAAGATACCGTTACGGCCCAGACAGAGTGAGTAAAAACTCAAGAAAGTTCTGCAAAGAAATGACCAACCTATCAAAAAAAGGGGTTGTTTATCGTCGTGAAGATATCAATATAATGAGTTTTAACGGTGTTAACGGTCAATTTGCCCCAGAGGGATCAAGCAATTATAGTATCTGGAAGTTCAAAGGCGGTGTTTATTGCCATCACGCTTGGTATAGAGTAACATACAGACGCAAAACTGAAGGCGGTAAAATAAAGCCACTTACTCCAAGTGAGAAAAATAGCGACGAAAGGGATATGCGTAACTATGAGAAGGTATCTGATGCAACTGCAAATAGAGAAGGTGTGCCATTTGCTCCACCAAGCTGGGATACGGCAAGCACAAAAACGATTGATTTACCCAACAGAGGAAGTTTAAAGAATAAATAACGATGCAAACGAATGATAATGTTTTACTGGTAACTAAAGAGGATATTTACAAGTATACTCAATTAAAAGGCAATGTCGATATTGACAACATTAGCCCTTTTATTAAGGTCGCTCAGGATATTGAAATCCAAGGTGTACTTGGTACTGTGCTTTATAGGAAGATTTTGACCGATGTAATGAATAACACATTAGCTGGTAACTATCTAACCTTGACAAGTTATTACATCCAGCCTATGTTGATCCATTATGCAATGGCGGACTTCGTGCAATTCCATAACTATGAGGTGAGCAACGCTGGTATCTTAAAAAACAATCCAGAAAATACGGTTGTATTGGATCGTTTTGAGGTTGAAGCATTGGTTAAAAGATACAGACAGATTGCTGAAACATATAGGAAGCGTTTAGTGGATTATATCACTTTGAATGTAGGCTTATATCCTGAATATGTGGCCTATCAAAATGGCGGAGAATATCCTTATAGCACACCAACTAATTACACTACCTGGAATCTATGAAGAAACAGTATAAGCCAAAGGCGGATAATATTGCAAAATTAAAAGACTATTTTTTAAACTTAAAGAAAAATGAAAATGCGAAAAATATCAAAGGTTTACTTACACTATGTAAGTGATTTGACAAACACAAAAGACTATCACTTTGTAATTGATGAGCTACCAAGCCAACCATTGAGCTTGATGAGTGCATCGGCTATTGATGGCGACATCGAGGCTTTACATATTGCATCTTTGACAAGTGAATCTATGCCAATGTATGTTGGCGAGATTATGGAAGCGTTGCAATTAACTTGCGATATTACCATCGTTGAGGAAACACCAAAGAAAAAGAAAAAATGAGGGCTTTAATCCTTATATTGTTTTTTAGCAGTTGCTCGGCTTCTTGGCATTTACAAAGGGCCTTAATTAAAGATCCATCATTGTTTAGACCAAGAAATTGGGTAATTGATACAGTATTGATGACTGATTCATTTCATAGCGTTGATACATTCACGCTTAATGAGGTTGACACTTTTATCACAGATACTGGCAAGGTCCGATTAACAATTTACAGAAACAGAAACTTTTTTAAAACTGATATAAAGGTTAAACAAGACACGATAAGATTAACCAAAACGATTGAAATGCCTCCACAAATCATTTATAAAAAAGGTGATTTGGGATTGAATTTAAAACTATTGATTTTGGGAATTGTTATCGGCTTATTTTTAAGATTATTATGGAAAAGAAATTCGTAACCCCATCGAGAGTGAACCCAAAGCCTGGTTCATCCAGAGCTTGTTTGTGCAAGGACAAAAATACCTACGACAAAAAGTGTTGTGATGGATCAATGTGGGCGCAAGGAATTGGACAGATTACAAGGACTTTGCCTTAGTGTAACAATTTACAATTTAAAAGTATTATATATATGAGTATAAGTGCAACATCATTCTCGGCTGGATACACTGGTTGTAAAGTCGTTTCAAATACAAGTGCAAACACTGGTACATTTAGAGGTTTTGTGGTTAACGCTGATGCGGTTGTTTCAGCAATTCTTGATCAAGCAAGTGCATCTTTGATGACATCTTTAGGATTGAGTGGCGTAACTTTGAAGCAAGGAGCGTTTATTTGTGTGCCAGATGGTACATACATAAGCTCAATTACCTTGACAAGTGGTTCAGTAATAATGTACAATATCTAAGGATGTATTTTGGCCCATCAATAAGTGTAGGAAGGCGAGGTGTCAGCTATGGGGATAGTGATGCCCAGGCTTTTATTGCTGCAACTGGACTAACTGGAACAACGGAGGTTAATGCAGTTAATAATCTTGTAGCAAATCTTAAATCTTACGGCCTATGGTCTAAGATGAAAGCTATTTATCCTTTTGTTTCTGATACTTACAACATGTTTTCATATACTGAAGATTTTACAAATGGGTACTATGGCAAAACTTCATTATCTGTAACGGCTAATACCACGACTGCACCAAATGGTACTACAACTGCGGATACTGTAACCGTTACAGGAACTTCAGATAATTTATTAAGGGCTGGATATGGGGCATCAAGCTTTGATTCTAATGTATATCAAACAACATCTATTTATGTAAAAAAAGGCAACGCCAGATGGTTTAAAATTAGAAACATTTATGCTTCTGATGGTGTAGGTAATGCTTGGTTTGATTTGGATAATGGGACATTAGGGACTATTGGAAGTGGACAAACTGCAACTATTACAAGTGTTGGAAACGGATGGTATAGATTAACTTTGACGGCTTATAAACCTACTGGGGCGACTAATATAGTTGATTTTAGTGTAACTGCAAACAACGGGTCAAATCAAGGGAATGTAAATGATTTCACATATATTTGGGGGTCTCAAGTACAAGTAAGTGCAACTGCTACTGATTACCAACCAATAGCCACAACTCCAGCAAACAGATTTGTAAGCCAATTCAAATATAACCTTAAAGACGCAAGAGACCTTGACGCAGCGTTTAGATTAGCGTTTAACGGTACTTGGACATATAGTAAACAAGGTGCAACGCCTAATGGGGTGAATGGATATGCAGACACTTTTTTTAATCCAAGTGTAAATGCAATAACAAATAGTAATTCATTAGGTATGTATGTGAATGTAGGGAATACTGCATTTACTACAATGACAGACCCTGTAAATATGGGATGTTTAAATACTTCAGGGCCTATCGCATCAACGCTTGTAGTATCTCAAACTTCTTACACTTCAAGATTAAATAGTGCTTTAATTAGTGCAACCATCACAGATTCTGTTGGTATGTACACTTCAACAAAGCAAAGTGCAACGGTAACAAAATTATTTAAATATGGGTCGAGTTTAAACTCTGGAAATTCTGGAGGGACTTTGCCAAATTTAAAGGCATTTATTGGGACTTGTAATTTGAACGGTTCGCCTTATTCAAGTGGTTATGTAAATAATAGATTTGCATTTGCTCATTTATCTGACGGTTTAACAGACACAGAGGCAACAAACCTATATACTTCGGTTCAGGCGTTCCAAACTGCGTTGGCTCGCCAAGTTTAAATAATATAATAAAATGGAAGGTTACCTTTTAGACATATCACAAAAAGAATCAATTCAAGGCGTAATGTACGCCCCTGACCAATACTTCAACTGTGTGCAAGACATCAACGCAGATTGGTTCACATTCTTGTCAGCTGATGACATCGTAATAATAACTAATTCAGAATGGGCGTGGATTTTAGACTGTCCATTTGTTGAGTACATACCACCAATTCCACCGACTCCAATCAATGAATAACAACGATAACATAGCCGACGCATTAACAACTACAACTTTCGTTGGGGGTATAGCTCATTTTATGACAAGCGTACAACCCATCGTTTCTTTTATCTGGGGTTTAGTGGCTATTGTATCGGGTATCTTTGCTATTCGTTATTATTACTTTAAAACAAAAAACATCAATGGCAAAGAAGGGGAGTAAGGTTGATGTATTAAAGATGTTTAAAGTGAAGCCTAAAAAGAATAATAAGGGCGTTCACAGTAAAAACTCAAAGCCAGATAAAAAATACAGAGGCCAGGGACGATGCAGATAAAATTTAAACCATATTTCAGCCCAACACAAAAGCAAGTCCGTATGTTCGGCGACGCAATCGCTGGGGCAACTATATTTGTAGCTTCATTTAATTTGAATGATCCAGAGCTTATGAGATGGTGTGCAATTATTGGTGGTTGTGGTAAATTCTTAAGTAATTTTATTCAAGTCGATGGTATCAAGTAAACAGTGTTTAGCAAAATTTGGTGAGCCGTCAGCATCTAATAAGTGTATGACACTTTGGGATGTGCCAACAGAATTGGAAATTGGGATCATACCTAAAAGAATATTTTGCAATCGTTTGATGGTTGAGCCACTTAAAAAAGCGTTTAAGAATCTTATTGATACTGGGGCGGTAAAAGAGCTTAAGACCTGGGATGGATGTTTTAACATTAGAAAAAAAAGAGGCCTATCAACTATGAGCTTACATTCTTGGGGATTGGCTATTGATGTAAACGCCTTTGAAAACGGATTATACCAAACGCCTAAACTATCACCTACATTCGCCAAATGCTTTACTGACGCTGGGTTTGATTGGGGTGGTACCTGGCTTCGCTGCGATGCGATGCATTTTCAGTTATCCTCCATTTAAAAAATTTTATCATATTTATTTTGTTTTTACAATTCTAAATAGTACCTTTGTACCATCAATATGAAAACAATAGAACTTTTTAGACTTGCCAAGAGATTTGAGCAACTCTACAGAATCAAGACACGCTTACCTATTGAGGCCGTTGGTAATGTGGTTACCATTTCAATGCACTATGAACACCTATTTGTATGGGCTTTACAACAAAAGAAGCATTACAAATTTGAAATCATTATGGGTATGTTGGTTGCACAAAAAAAGTATGGGGATTCAATTTTAAAAATAAACCTATGGTAATCACAGAACACTTGCCGAGCATTATGCAATACTCAGAAGACGATGTTATTGAGTTTATGAAACTTAAAAAAGGAGATTATCTTTTTTGGTGGAGTGAGTTTGGTGATGGCCCTCGCTTTGTAAACAAGTTTGAGGAGATGCGTATGCGTAATGGCATCCCAATCATCTATTCACAGAAACAATATGGTGGCTTGGTTTGGGGTTACCTTGGCCAATACAAAACAATCAAGAAAAATATGAACTATCCGCCAACTATGTTTTGGAAAATTACAAAATAAAATATAAATTCGCAATGTCAAATATGAAATACAACACAGATTTAGGGGTTGGGAATTACCCTACCTATCAAATGATTGAGAACCTTGACGGTATCATCAACATCGAACAATTTTTATTATCTAATCCAAGCTTTGATGCACAAACACTTTACCTTTATGTATACAAAGCTATCAGAGGCAAAATAGTGGAGTATTCTGGCGATAACCCAGAACCACTTTACAAAATGCTTATGATACTATTGGATGAGATTGAATGGGACATTATTATCAAACAAATAGAATATGGAAGAACAAACAATGCAAGTGGCCTTGAGTGAGGTGTTTGCTAAAAGCAATGAGGAGTTAGCCGACGCAATGGGCATTAATTACAACACAATAGCAAGTTGGAGGTTTAACTTTCGCCACAACGCTATGAGCCAAGAAAAGAAAATCGAAATTTTAACAAGAATGAATTACACTTTAATTACAGAATCAAAATGGAAAAAACAAGCACAGTAAACCACATCCAAGCCTCTGGGACTTGGGAATCAAAGTACGGTACAATGTACAGATTTGAAATCGGCTTCACAAATGGTGATGTCGGAGACTACAACAGTAAGTCTAAAGACCAAACATCATTTAAATTGGGTGAAGAATCAACCTACGACATTACAAGCAAAGATGTCAATGGTAAATTATTCCATACCGTAAAGCCAGTCAAAGCACCTTTTGTGCCTTTCTCATCTAAACCAAGCGATCCTGACAAGGACAAAAAGATTGCTCGTATGTCAGTCCTTAAATGCGTAACTGATTTAGTGGTAAGTGGCCATATCAAATTTGAAAGCTTATTTGAACACGCCAAATACTTTGAAGCTTATGTTGAATCTGGAGTTAATCCTTACTTTGAAATGTTGGGCGAGAAGTTTGACTTAAAAGCAAAGAAGATATCTAAAGACAATAGGGAAGATTTGCCATTTTAATATGCTAAAAAAGAAAATATCCCCTATAAGTGTATTGTCTGAATTGAGGATGATGCACAATGATGTCAATTTAGGCTATTCAGAGCCTTTAGAATTGCTTATCGCACTTAAACAGATACAAGATACCATTGATAAGATTTCAAGCGATTTAAACGAAGATTTTTTAAAGTCTGCAAATCAGTACAATAAGCAAGAGTTTAATGGATATGTGGTGGAAGTTAGAACTGGAGGCGGGAGATACGAATACGACCATATTCCAGAATATGTTGAACTATCTGCCAGGCTTAAAGCTATCCAAGATGTTGCAAAACAGTCTTATAGGTTGTCATTAACAAACAACGGAATGATCAGCGAGGAGGGTGAAATAATGATGTCTGCTAAATTTGTCCCTTATAAAGATTCGATTGTATTAAAGAAAAAGGGGCAATAGCCCCCTAATCCTGTCAGATATGAAAAAAGTATTGCGAAAATACTATTAATATTTGGAAATTACAAAACAAACTTTATATTTGCAATAGGATTCGCACCCCTAATCAGTATGAAACTAATTTTAAATAGAGCAATAGCAAGTAAAAGACTGGGTAATACTGAACCCGTGCGAAAGTCTTTGAAAGTTATTGCTCTTTTTTATTTATGAATATTATTGAAAAAAATTTAGAAAACATTATTCTAACAACACCAAATGAGGTGTTAAATCAAAAAGGGTTACCAATTTATGGTAAAAAGAAAAGCCAAGTTAATTTAGGTAGGTATGGTAGAGCTGATTTAATTACATTTGAAAAATCATACGATTATTCTCATTTAGGTAATTTTACTCCAGCTTTACATATAACTATTTATGAATTAAAACAAAGAGAATTAGATTTAAATACTTTTGGCCAAGTATCAAGTTATTTAAAAGGCCTTCAAAGATATTTAGATAAACGAGGTAAGTTTAAAAACTTTGAGATTAATTATGAAATTGTTTTAGTTGGTTATTCGGTAAAGAAAAACCCACAAATTTATTTTATAAATGATTTATTTATAAATGCAAATATTTATTTATATAATGTAGATATAAATGGGTTGTCTTTTGAATATTGGGATACAAATATTAAATATGAAAATGAGGGATTTTAATTATGGCAAAAAGATTTACTGACACAACAAAATGGAATAAGCCCTTTATAAGAGGCTTACAAGCACCTTACAAGCTCCTTTGGTTTTATATTTTAGATGATTGCGATCACGCAGGAATATGGCAAGTTGATGAGGATGTTGCTAAAATTAGAATTGGATGCGAAATTGATTTTAATGATGCAATAAAAATTTTCGGCAACCATATCCAGGTATTTGATGACGGTCAAAAATGGTTTATTAAGGATTTTATAGATTTTCAATATGGAGAATTAAATCCTTTAAATAGAGTGCATTTATCAATTATATCAATTCATAAAAAATATAAAATTAAGCCCCTTACAAGCCCCTTGCAAGGTGCTAAGGATAAAGATAAAGATAAGGATATGGATAAAGAACAAGATAAAGATAAAGAAACTGTATTTAGTTTTGAAGAATTTTGGGAAGCTTATCCAAATAAAGTTGCTAAAGAAAAATGTAAGGATAAATTTAAAAACCTTTCTGAAGAGAAAAGACAAAAAATTAAAGAAACAATTTTTACATTTGCAAAATACAAACCATTTGAAACTTATTCTCATCCGCATCCAATGACTTATCTAAATCAAGAAAGATGGGATGATGAGATTAAGCCTAAACAAGAATATAAAGAAATAATCTGGGAATAATATGTACATTAAAGACGCACAAAATAAAGAATTAGGCAAGATACTCGAGAATGTTTGTATGCTTGCCGACCTGGACATACCCAAATATCCAGCAGAGATTGTTGAGTTTATCAAACAAAACTACGGCAAATACAATATCAATGTCATTAAGGATTCAATGGACAAATGGATTATGGGTATAATTGATGTAAAGAAGCCAGAACGCTTAAATGCTCAATTTGTGGCAACAGTAATTTATAAGGCAATCAATAGTGGGTTGCTTGGCGAAATTGATATCCAAAAGCCAATAGTAAAAAAGACTGAAAACTTTGTTAAGCTTACTCCAGAGGAGGAACGCCAAGGGTATGAAGATATGAGGAAGGTTTGGTATGAATATGAAGAGACTAAAAAATTTGATTCGTTTCCAATGTTTTTCAGCTCGAAATATGAGTTTATCCGCACATTTGATGATATGCAATATCCAGAGTTTGTACTTGAAATAATGATCAGCGAATTGAAACTGGCTTTGGAGGATAAGTACAAAAGAGACCAAACGAAAAATAACCCATTTATGACATTTATAAATAACTTCTCCTTGCCAAATATCAATTGGAGAATGTTTGCTTGTGTTTGTTTACATTATAGAACTTGTTATGCCAACAGAAATATTCAGAGCTAATTTATTAGTCCAAACAGATAAAGGGCCAAAGTGGGTTAAAGATGTGGTATATAAACATACTGACGGGTATTTCCATCGCAAACGCTATTTTAAAGAACCAGTGAAGGTTTTACAAGTTGAAGTTATTAAAAGTTTGGGATTCAGTTTTGAAGGCTTGACGCATACTGAAGTACAGAAATCTGAAGAGATAAGAAATAATAAAACAGGATCTTATGAATAACACAATAAATATAATTAATTTTAGCGGAGGTAGAACATCTGCATATATGGCAAAAAGACTTATTGACGAAGGATTAAATGATTATATAGTTGTTTTTACTAATACAGGTAAAGAAATGCCACAAACATTAGACTTTATAAATGAATGCGACAAAAGATGGAATTTAAATTTAATATGGATAGAATATAGATATGGCAATAATTTTGAAGTTGTTAATTATGAATCAGCATCAAGGGATGGTCGGCCTTATTCTGAATTAATTGAATTTAGAAAAGGAGTTTTACCAACTAGTATGCGTAGATTTTGTACGCACGAATTAAAAATTGATACATCAAGAAGGTATTTAAAGTCAATTGGTTTATCTGATTGGATTTATTATAATGGTATAAGATATGACGAGCCAAGAAGATGGGGTAAAATGAAAAATTTGCCAAGTTATATTGATATTGAAATGCCCCTTGTTAAATGGAAAATAACAAAAAAAGATGTTTTAAACTTTTGGTCAAAACAAGATTTTAATTTGATGTTAAATGAACCATATGGCAATTGCGACTGTTGTTTTTTAAAAGGCAAAGGTAAACTTGCTATTATAGCAAAAGAAAAACCAGAACTTTTTGATTGGTGGATTGAAAAGGAAAACAATCAATTAGAAAAAAATAATAGAAAAACAGGTGGAATATTTAAACAGGATATTTCTTATAAACAGATCAGAGATAAGGCACAAAATCAAATTGGACTTTGGGATGATGATCCATCTTTTGAATGCTTTTGTAATGTAGATTGAAAACAAAATCGTAAAGATGCGTTCTATGTTTAATGGGGCAAATCAGCAAAAAAGGATTAATAGTCAGAGAGTATTTGGCTAAATATCCTCAATCATCCATTCGTACACTTGCACAGTTACTAATGGAGCACTATCCGACACTATTTACTAATTATAGTGCAGCTCGAACAATCTTAAGCCAACATTCAGGCAGATGGTCAAAGCTTAAAAACCCGATCAAAACAGAAAGGATACAATCAAGAGAGAATCCATTTGGCTTACCAGAATCAAGAGCCAATGTCCGCAAGTTTGTAAAGATTGAAGGGTCCACAAGAGTGCTTTGGCTTTCGGATATACACTTCCCAAACCAAGACAATGAAGCTTTAACGGCTGCTTTGCAGTTTGGATTAGATAATCAGATTGACTGTATCGTTTTAGGAGGTGATATATTGGACAATGAACCATTCACCAGCCACGATGCTCCCCCACCATTGTACTCCGAGATTCGCCAATGGTTTGAAATGGTTTCTGAATTTTTGGATATGCTTAATGACCGTTTCAAATGCCCGATACATTGGATCGAAGGCAATCACGACAACTGGTATAAGCGTTATTTAATGAAAAAAGCCCCAGCATTGTTTCACGATGAGTATTACACGCTATCTTCAAGGCTTAAATTAAGAGAAAAAAACATAATCTGGCACGACCAAAATGTAATCTTGATGGCTGGTAAGCTTCCAATGACGCACGGCCATATGATTGTCAAAGGATTTTTTAGTCCAGTGAACCCAGCAAGAGGTGTATACAACCGTATTAAGTCATCAATGCTAATTGGGCATTGCCATACCACATCTGAACACTCAGAAAGCATACTAAACCACGAGCTTTCAACCACTTATTCAACTGGATGCCTTTGCGAACTTGCCCCCGATTATGATCCGTTTAATACCAAACATAACCAGGGCTTTGCAATGATTGAAATTAAAGAAAACGGAAACTACCGAGTACACAATAAGCGTATTGACTATTTTACTAAAGAAATATACTAATGCTTGAGCTTGACATATTTCAGCTAACCGATGCCCAGCTTGAAAACGAAGACGAGGGGTATGTTATGTCTGAATGTGATATTGCTCCACGACTGTTTATTCATATTGATTCCTTTGGCAAGTATATTGACTACGATGGCCTGGAGTACACCAGCATTTATTCTGGAGGTATGGAGTTTATAAGTATGTTATCTTATGAGGAATTTAAGGTAATGTACTTTAAACACTACAGAATCACATAAATTGTGAATATTTTTTAAGTAACCCTTTTTAAATTTAAAATTTTAAATGTACATTTGTTTCAGATATGAAAATAAACGAAACAATTGAAGACATTTTGATGTATCAAAAGCACACAAGGGACTGCGATTATTACCTTTATAATCAAATCTTAAAGCTTTACGATGCCCAAAACATCACGGCACTTGAATTACTCAAGGCAATGAAGAGCAAAACCATTCCGTCTTTTGAATCAGTAAGCCGAGCAAGGCGACAACTTCAACAAATGAGGCCTGACTTAAGGGGTTCTAATTGGATGAATAGACAAACATCGGCACAAGACAAACGCAAAAAAGAATTAGGCTATGTATAACGATGACCAAAAATATCAATTAATACAAGCCATCGTTTTTTTTATACTTGGAATGCTTGGATTACTCGCACTTATTGTTTGGGCAAGTTTATGAAACACGAGGAAAGCAAATTGCAAATAATGTGCGTCAAATGGTTTAGGTTTAACTATCCTAAACTTGCACGATTGCTTTTTGCAGTGCCTAATGGTGGTCGTAGGTCTTTAATAACTGCTAAAATATTAAAAGCCGAGGGCGTTTTGTCTGGGGTGGCTGACCTTGTCTTGCTAAAACCAACAGAAAACTATCACGGTTTGTGCATTGAGATGAAAATCAAGCCAAATAAACAAACAGATACTCAAAAGGAATGGCAAAAGGATGTTGAGGATAACGGATTTAAATACATAGTATGCTATTCATTTGAAGACTTTGAGGCTAAAATAAAAGAATACCTATGCTGACACTTCAAGACTTTGCCAATAAGCATAAAGAATGGCTTAAAATAGCTAACTATTTGGGGGCGGATTCAGCGACGGCAAAGGAAATTGTGCAACAGATGTATCTAAAAATAGGTGAATTGCAGATAAAAGAAGGAAATCTTGAGAAGTTAGTCAACTATTCTGGGGGTATCAATACGGTATATGTTTTTAAAGTCATTCAGAACCTATACTACGACTTCCACAAACGCAAGGAATACGGTGCGGATTTCACAAATTTTGAATACGAACTTGAGCCAATTGATGATCAAGAGCAAAAATATCAGGTATTGATTCATAAACTTAAACGAATCATCCAAGGTTTCGGGGAATATGAGCAAATGCTTCTTGAATTGTATTTTGTAAATGGTTGCAGCTTAAGAGATATAGCCAAAAGCACTGGGATTGGAGTACATTCAATATTTAATACTATAAAAAATGCCAAAGAAAAACTTAAAAAACAAACAAAAAACGATTATCGAGCATATCGAGAATCAAGAAACAAAAGAACAACCATCATTAGGTTTGGGGGACACGATTGCGAAGGTAACCAAAGCGACTGGGATTGATAAGCTTGTCAAGTTTATTGCTGGTGAGGATTGTGGATGCGAAGAGCGTAAAGAGAAGCTTAATAAGTTATTCCGTTACAAGCAACCATTGTGCTTGACAGAGAATGAGTTTAACTATTTAACAGAGTTTCAAAAGGTGAACAATACAACCTTGACAAAACAAGAGGGCGATGAAATTGCGACAATATGGAATAGAGTATTTCAATCAAGGAAGTTTTATAGACCTTGCACTTGTAACCCTAAAGCCTGGCAAGATATGATCAATGACTTATTAATTATACATAAAGAATATGGCATCAATTAGCATAAGTTATTTATATGACCTTAATCCCGATCCAAAGAAATACTTTCGTGTTTGGCACGATGGTCTTATAGTTGGACAATTTGAAAATAGACAAGATGCGGAACTTTTAAAAAATTATTATAATGAAATCAAAAATCAAACTTATTCCGATCAAGGAAATCAAAGAGAACCCAAACAATCCTCGTAAGCTAGACAAGGATAAGTATCAAAAGCTTTTAAAATCTATTCAAGATTTACCACAAATGCTTGAATATAGGCCTATTGTGGTCAATTCGGATATGGTTGTACTTGGCGGCAATATGAGACTAAAGGCATTAAAGGAATTGAAATACAAAGAAGTGCCTATTATTATAGCTGATGAGTTAAGCGAGGATCAGCAAAAGGAATTTTTGATTAAAGACAACCTTGGGTATGGGGTATGGGACTGGGATATGATTGCAAATGAATGGGATTTGCCTTTGCTTGAGGATTGGGGTATGGATTTGCCGACAGACTTTACAACTCAAGAAGAGTTAGAAGCCGTTGAAGATAATTTTGATGTACCAGATGAGGTTCAAACGGATATTGTACCTGGCGACTTATTTGAAATTGGTAAACATAGATTGTTATGTGGGGATTCAACTGACAGTGATGCAATAGCAAAATTAATGAATGGCAAAATAGCAAATTTATCATTTACGAGTCCTCCATATAATGCAGGTAAAAGCGAAGCTTTGAGTGGGAATACACATACAACAGACAATAAATATAATGAATACAATGACAATCAAACTCAATCTGATTATTTAGACTTGCTTATTGGGTTTACAAATAATGCTTTAATGAACTCTGAATATTTAATTTGTAATATACAAAGTTTAGCAGGGAATAAAATAGCTTTGATTGAATATTTGTATCAATATAAAAATCAGTTTATAGATGTTGCAATCTGGGATAAAGGACACGGCGCTCCAGCAATGGCGGAGAATGTAATGACAAGCGCTTGGGAGTATATGTTTTTTATATCATCAAAAGAAAATGCGTCAAGAGCAATACCAAATGGTAATTTTAGAGGGACTGTGCCAAATATATATAGAGGTAAACCGCAACGCAACAATGAATTTTCAAATGTACACGCTGCAACATTCCCAATAGATTTACCAGAATGGGCATTGCAATTTACAACTGAAGGGGATATTATACTTGATCAATTTTTGGGGACTGGGACTACAATGGTAGCTGCTCATCAAATGAAACGAAATTGCTATGGGATGGAACTTGATCCGAAATATTGCCAAGTAATAATTGACCGAATGATTAAACTTGATCCAAGCATTAAGATTACAAAGAACGGAAAACCATATGCGAAACCACACTAAAATTTATATGGATTATTTTGGGTATGATACATCGGACTTCATACCCTGCGAAGTCTGTGAAGCCAGAGCAACTGACATCCATCATATTGAAGCCAGGGGAATGGGGGGAAGAACTTCAAAGGATAATATATTTAACTTGATGGCACTTTGTAGGCCTTGCCATATTGAGTACGGTGATATAACAGACTGCAAAGAAGACTTACAAAAGATACACAAACTCCGAATGGATATAGGCAAGATTTGAAATTGTAAAAATAAAATGATACATTTGCATCAATATGAAAAAATTAACACCACTAACCACAAGAACCTTGGACTATCTCCAAGAGAAAAACATTAACCCAATCAAATTTTCAGAATGGCTGAACTACATCAAGACAGAGAACAAGGCGAGGTATATGACTACATTAACCCAAACCACTATAAAACACTAAACAAAGAAGTCTGGGAAATGATGGTTGATATCTGGGGCAAAGATGCGTTTAAATTACACTGCCAAATGTGTGCGTTTAAATATCGTATGCGATTAGGCAATAAACCAAATCAACCTATTGACCAAGATTTAAAAAAAGCTCAATGGTATGAACAAAAAATAAAAGAGTTATGAAAAAACAACAAACAAACCATACTGGTAACACCAACAAAATGGTTACGGCAGTAGATTGGCTAATTAATGAGTTAGAAGAACAAAACATAATTAAATTAGATAAAAATAAAACTGTATTGTTTAGTAAAAACTTTGCAACTCGTTATGAATTAATAATACACGAAGCCAAAGAAATGGAAAAAGAGCAGATTAAAGATGCGTATTTTAATTGTGCTTGTGATATACTTTGTAATCCAATTGGTAGAGAAGAAAAGGCAGAAAAATATTACAACGAAACTTATGAAAATTAAAACTGGCAAGTGGTATACTTGTATTTATATATGGCCGTCTCTTATATTAGACTATGAGGAAAACGAAGTAATAATCAACTTGTCATTCCTTATTTATTGGATTGAACTAACCATAAAGCTAAAATGAACGCACTACAAAAACAACAAGAAGATAGAAAAGAGGCATTCCTAAAAATACTTGAAGGTCAACTTGGTATAATAAGCCAGGCTGCCAAAAAAATGGATTTGGATAGAACAACGCCTTACCGATGGATGAGGGAAGATGAGTTGTTTGCAGAGAAGGTTCACGAGATACAAAACTTGGTTTTAGACTTTACCGAATCAAAATTGCTTGAGCTTATCAGGGATGGTAATCCAACGGCTATTATCTTTATGCTCAAAACAAAGGGTAAGGACAGAGGCTATATTGAACGCAAGGAGATTACTGGAATGAACGGCAAAGCTTTAGATATTAATATTGAAGTTATCAATAAACTTGAAGAGTAATTGTGTATTTGCCCATTTAGAGCAAAGCACAAAGCGTTTTACAGTCGAGCAAGGAGGTACTCGTTCTGGGAAGACTTACAACATCCTTATTTGGATAATATTCAAGTATTGCTTAACAAATCAGAACAAAATAATATCAATAGTAAGAAAGCACGGTCCAGCTTTGCGAGGATCAGTGATGAGGGATTTTTTTGAGTTACTCCGCAAATATGATTTATACAATGAAGAGGATCACTATAAGTCTGTAAACGAATACCACTTAAATTCCAATGTAATTGAGTTTGTCAGCTTGGATGAACCGCAAAAGATTAGAGGTCGCAAAAGGCACTTACTGTTTGTCAATGAGGGCAACGAGCTTAAATATGAAGACTTCTTCCAACTAAACATAAGAACAACGGACAAGGTTATTATTGACTTCAATCCGTCTGAAGAATATCACTGGCTTTATGATAATATCATCCCAAGGCCCGATTCGGAGTTCTTTGTAACCACATATAAGGACAATCCATTCCTTGATGCTAACTTGGTAGCTGAGATTGAACGCTTAAAAGATGTCGACGAAACATACTGGAGAATCTATGGACTTGGCCAAAAGGCACAATCTAAACTATTGGTATTTAATTATGAGGAGATTGCCAATATCCCACAAGAAGCTCGATTCATTGCCTATGGTTTAGACTTTGGGTATACTCAAGATCCTACGGCATTGGTTTCTGTTTACCTTTATGACGACAAGATTTACCTTGATGAGCATATATACCAGAATGGAATGACCAATAAAGACATAGTGGATGTGATGAGGTCGCTCAATATAGATAGGCGAGTAAACATATTCGCCGATAGCTCTGAACCGAAGTCCATTAATGAGATTCATTCGTTTGGATTTAATGTAAAGCCAACGGCTAAAGGCCCAGACAGTATAAATATTGGCATTGATATGATGCGAAGGTATAAGATACACATCACTACACGATCAACCAATCTTATTAAGGAGTTTAGAAACTACAAGTACATTCAGGACAAGGATGGCAAGGCAACTAATAGGCCAGTTGATGCTTTTAACCACGGCATTGATGCTTCAAGGTATGCTATATTTAATTCATTTAACCGTCCTAACTACGGCAAATATTCAATCAGATAAAAATTATTAGCCTAAAAATCAAACAGTTACAAAAAATATCATTATTTGTATTGTAAATTCAAAATACAACTGTATCTTTGTGCTATCAAATAAGAAAAAAGTATGAAAAAATTTGCATTAACAAACGAAACTAAAAAAGACAATCAAAGCGTTTACACTTATGTGTGCGAGAATGACACCATCACTTTTATGATGCACCCAACTGAAGCTTTTAAATTTATCATTGAGGCCTCTAATATGACTAAAAAAGCCTACAATAACTTTTTAGAATCTTGGATGGTTCACGCAATGGATGAATCAACCAAAACTTTTGCAGAGAAAATCCAATCAATCACAGTAATATGAAAAACCTATTAAAAAACATCGCATTACACCTATTTAACGCCATTATGATTACGGCATTAGCACTTGGCACTTTAATCGCTATTATTGAAAGATTATGAAACTAAACGAAGACAATTGCCCATCGCACGATTTATACGAACTCGAGGACTTTGTTGAAAGCCATTTCAATGACTGCGACGAGAAAATTAGAGAAGAGGCTATATATATCCTTGAGACATTAAAGGAAGATATTTACTACGGCACTGGGAATGCCCATAGGGTTATAATTGAGGCCCACAATAAAATAGTTGACTTATTCAACAAGTATGTCGACACAGATAGTTTCGGAGACCATTCAATATTCTAAGGGGGCATTAAAGCCCCTTTTTTCGTAACAAAAGGCTATTTTTAGGTTTTATTTCCTATATGGAGAGAAGCCTAATCGTACCAACAAGTTTAAAAGATATTAAGTTGCATCAGTATTTGGAGTTTGAAAAGCTCCCAGAGACATTGAGCGACTTTGACCGTGCAATCCAAACCATTTCTATATTCTGCGAGATTAATACGCACGAAATCAAAAAGATTCCTTACAAGACACTTGAGGAAATCCTAAACAACATTAAAGAAGCTTTGTCGGATGATCCTGGTTTGATAAGGACATTTGAGCTTAATGGTATTAAATACGGATTTATTCCAAATCTTGATGAGATAACAACTGCTGAATTTATTGACATAGACAATTACCAAAAAGAAAGGGACAATCTATACAAGATAATGTCGGTTTTGTATAGGCCAATCAAACAAGATGATGGCAAACACTATACAATTGAAGCTTACAATGGTAAAATAAACGAGGATTTTCAAGAAATTCCAATGGCATATGTAAAAGGTGCGATGCTTTTTTTTTGCAATTTAGGAAGCGACTTAGTGAGCTATATTCTGAAGTCTTTAGCGGAGGAGAATCCGAAGGACTCGCAAATGCGGGAGTTTCAGCGTTCAGTAAAAAATGGGGATGGTACGGCTTTGTTTACGGACTTACTAACGGAGACATACTCAAAACTGATGCTGTGGTATGCCTCCCTATACACAAGACATTACTGTGGCAAAGTTATGTACTCGATCTTCAAGAAGTTCAAAAATCAGAATTAAATAAAACAAATGCAAAAAGATAAAAATCATATTGGTACTGCACTGGCGTTCTGTAAAGATGTGGCAAACGAAATGGGTGCAAGATATTCCCACGGTAATATTACCGAAATGAATATGCGTTCAATGTTGGTTTATCCTTATATGCACACTAATGTAAGCCAAGTTAGTCTTGATGAGGTTATGGCAACCGTCCAGGTAAACATTATGATTGCTGATCGTGTAAATACTATTACAACCGAAAATCAAGGCTTAAACCAAGAAACGCTTTATTCAGAAATAGGGTATACAGAAAATAACAACTATGCAATGGTGCTTCAACAGTTATATGTTGACTTCGCAATTGCTTGTCGCAAATATGAAGAGCTTTACTACAATGCTCTGGAGATTCAAAAGCCTATTCAATTAACTGCATTTGAGGAGACTTACGACGATGTAATAGCTGGATATACAATCACATTAAATATAGATGTAGCAAACCCAATTGTAACTGATGGATACTGTTAACACCAATAAAGTTTTAAGGGAAGTTGTAACATTCCAGGCTAACCAAATGAAAATCAATTTGGGGGCTAAAGTATTAAGAAAAACTTATAGAGCTGAATGGCAAAATGGGAGACCTAAAAATATTAGTATAAAATCAATCAGAGCTAACCATACCGCATCTGGTCAATTAGTAAATAGCATCAAGCCAGTCTATGTGCAAGGGAAATATTTTGTTGAGATGGCGGACTATGGTAATTATGTTAATGACGGCAGAAAGCCAGGCAAGGGCATACCAGTTGATCAGATGGACAAATGGATTGGTCAAAAAAGACTAAAGCCAAGAAATACAAAGAGCGGTGAATTTTTAAAGAACACAAAAAACAATAGGAAGGCAATGGCTTTTTGTATGAATCGAAAAATCAAATTTTTTGGTATTGAAGCTTACCCATTTATTGATATGAGCGTTGATATAACAGAGGATAGATTTGCCAATAAATTAAAAGAGGCAATTGAGCAAGATGTTGCAGATAATTTAAATAAAATACTATAAAATGGCTATAAGCTTAACCGTACAACCGAGCAGTATAAAAGGGGCATTGTCATCAATGCTATATCAAGCGTATGATACTGACTACGCTCAACCTAATTTCATTTATCAATACAAAATCTATGTTTGGAGTGGCACGACTACCATACCAGCTTCACCAATAGCGGAAATAAATAGGCTTCCAGACACTTATGCTGGCAATAGAAGTTGGATTGATATTTCTAAAATTGTAACTCAATATATAAGCGACAATTTTTTAACCATTGGAGCATCCACATCAACCATCGGAAGTGCTGCGGTTTATTGTGCAGTAAAGGTTAACGGATTTTGGGGCGGTGGTTCATCGTCTCCAGTAACAAGTAATGTCATTTTAGCCACTAAAGGATACGAGTATACACTTGAAGGGTTTAATCAGGCGACAACAAAGAGAGTTTTGACTGACAGAACAACAGTATACCTTACCACAGAAACTCAATACGATTATATTTGGTACGATGCGACTAAAATAACAAGCATAGTTTGTGGCACAAGCACCATAACTCCAACTGCGGTTACCAATTCAAGCACTTACATTCAAGCGGTTGAGCTAAAACAACTAATTACGGCTGGAGGAATCTGGGGGAATGATATCAATATCGTATTCAATTACTCAACTGGATCGGAAACCATAAGCGTCAAGTTTGATTGCCCTAATAAATACGGCACTACAACCATCTTATTCAAAAATAGATACGGAGTTATTGAGGGGTATTCATTTAATGCAGTGAGCAAGGTTGCAATGACAACCACAAAAGAGGAATATTACAAAGGCATTTACGCACAAACTAATATGGCAGAGGCCTGGACTTATGGCGTTGGGATCAAAACACATTACAATATTCAAGGGGTATATAAGCAACTTGCAAATACTAACTGGGTGCCAGAGGCTTATGTTGATTATTTCCAACAGTTGCTTTTAAGCTCTGCGGTTTATGTTTATTACAATGCTAAAACCTACGCTTGTCAGATCGTGGATTCGGCCTTTGATAAAAAGACGGCTAAAAACGACAAGCTTATTATGTATACATTTAATTTTGAATACGCTCAACCACTAATCAATAGCATAGTAAGATAATGTTGTATTTTTCGCTTATTATAGATGGCAAACTGGTTGACTTGTTTCAAGATGAATCAATCGAGCTGAACAGACAGATAAAAGACTATTCAAAGATTGATACGGTCTTTACGGACTTCTCGCAGAACTTTACCATACCAGCTACAGAATCAAACAATAAGATATTTCAAAACTATTTTGATGAGAATGTATTGTTGCAAAGCTGGAATCAGAACTTTGCCTTAACTGGTGAAATTTACATCCACGGCTTGCCAGTCTTTACTGGTGAGATTGAATTGCTTGAGGTTAAATTTATTGATGGACTACCAAGCAGTTATAATATAGTTTTCTACGGAACAACTAAGAAGCTTTTAGTAAATTGGGGCGAGAAGACATTGCCCGAAATTGATTGGTCAAATTACTTACATACAATCAGCAATGCTTTAGTCGTTTCGTCTTGGACTGGGGGTATTTTAGGCGGTGCTATTATTTGGGATTTAAAGGATTATGGGTATGGATACAGATACTGCAAAAAGAGTGGTGGGGTAAGCTACGACATAGGTGTACAAAACACAATCAACTATAAAGGATTAAGGCCATCAATTTTGCTTAAAGATATGATTGAAAATATCTTTACGGCTGAAGGTTTTAGTTTAAGTGGGAGTTTATTATCAAGACCAGAGTTTGAATACCTTTATGTAACGCCACAAGAAGCACCTGGAAGTTATTTTGATCGTATCAACGGCAATAATTATGGTAACTTTGAGGCTAATGATTCAGCTCCGCAAAGTATTTTTAAACCAACAAGCACTTTAAATACTTGGTTTGCTTTGCCAGTTGGAAATACAGTTGTAACTGGTAATACAAGTGGGGCTTGGAATAATACAACATACACTTATACTTGCCCTGAAACTGGTCAATATACTTTTGGTTTAACGATTACAAATTACACTCCATTAGTTGCTCCTACATTCACACCAACGCTTGGCGTTAAAGTAACTGTTAACGGCAAAACAAAAGGCTTTTATCAAAACAAAACGGCAGCTCAATGGGTTAGCAGTGGTCAGCAATTTTGCAACTTTTTAAGATTGAGCAAAGGTGATGTGGTTCAATTTATTTACAATACACCAGTAAATGCGGTGGTTGATGGTAGCATTGCTTGTTTATTGTCTCCGCCTACAAGCCAAGTTTTAGTTGATATGGCACGAGTGATGCCAGAGATTAAAGTTTCAGAGTTTTTCAATTCTGTTCTTCAGATGTTTAATGCGGTGCTTGTGCCGTCAAATACTATTGATGGTTTTGAATTGCATAACATTGAAGATTGGTATGCTTTAGGTCAGAATGTCGAGTACACTGAGTTTATAGATTTTAAGAATCTAACTCATAGAAAAATGAATGTGCCGTCATCAATTACGATGAAGCACAAAGAGGGCGAAGCTTTGCCTCAAACATTCTTTAAAACAACCTATAAGCGAAACTTTGGGGATGTTACCTTTAGACCTGATGTTGACTTTAGCGACGAGCCAATCGAGTTTGAGACTGTATTCCAGGTTAACCCAATCACATTAATCCAAGAGGTTGACACAAGTGGGAATATGATCAGCAATACGGATATTGAAATGCCGTTTATAATCAATTCAGAATCTCAAGGGGTTGACCAAAAGTTGATTCTATTCTATAATGGGCGAAACACAAATCTGAAAACGGTTGTAAATAGTTTCTATGTAGGGACTTCTTTAATCACTCAATATCCGCCATCATCTCCTTTTAGCAATTATACATCTGGGGCTTATTCAACTGCATTTGGGCTTGAAGCACCACTTAAAGGCAATATGCCAATCAATTCTATGTATTGGATGTATTGGAATAAATATCTGTCAAGGCTTTATTCATCAAGAAGCCGAATCGTTGTAGTTGATGCAGTGCTTCCAGTTGGCGTTTGGCTTAATATGAAGCTAAATGATAATGTGGCAATAAGTGGTAATTACTATAAGATTCAAAAAATCCAATACGATTTGTTAAGCCAAAAGGCCGTAATTGAGTTGATCACCTATCCGAATGTAAACTATTTACAAGTTACTTCAACAACTGGCAAAAAACCTACATTTAATACAGTGGTCGCAACGGATAATGGTAAGACTTTTATTGATGGGAATCCTATCCGTAAAGCTTTAGCCAATGCGATTGAAGGTGGTGGCATTTATACTACGGATGCGGTTGATATTGAAACATTCAACATATCAGCTCAATCAATGATGACTCCAATAATTGATAATATACTTCCATTGGTTTCACTTAACAAAGTAACTATGTGGAATTATAGCAATTTACCTATAACAGTTAACCCAACGCCACAAGTTATAACATTGACTGATGTCGGGTTTGACGGTGATCAAAGATTTTATACTTATGATTTAGCCAATAGCCAGGTAACAATCAATACTTCAGGGCAGTATAGAATCAATGTCAATATGGTAATTCATAATACTTCAAATGCAAAGGTTGGTTGGGAAGTTAATATTGATGATGTGCAAACGGAAGCTTATCAAGAAACACACGGCAATACAATTTTGTCCATAAATCTTATTGCAAGTGCGACAATAGGCGAGAATCAAGTTGTTAAGTTAAGAGCTTACACTCTTGACGGATCGACTAAAAACATAGACATTCATAGGACATCATTTACAATCGAGCGAATAATATGATAAACGAAATAATAAAATTGGCACAATCACACGAATGGATTGGAGTATCTGAGAATGTAGAAATTGCCAAAGGTAAATATAAGTTAAAGACCAGAAAAGACAAAGTAAAATTTAAAATTAAAAGAGGGATAATAAGATTATGGCTAAGAAAATTAAGTTTGGGTTAGACCTTGACGGTTTCGATGAGAAGCTTGACAATATAGGCAAAAGCTTTGGTAGTTTACCAGGGCCAGTTGGTAATGCTGCAAATGCCGTATCTGGATTAGGTAAACAATTCTTACAATTAATTAAAAACCCAATTATTTTAGTTATATCTGGTATTGCTATTGCATTAAAAACGCTTTATGAGGCTTTGCAGTCAACTGATGAAGGTATGGGCAAACTTGCCAAAATTACTGCAATATTTAAAGGCATTATAAGTCCAGTTGTAAAGGTTGTTCAAGACTTTGCTATATTTTTAGCTGATAAATTTATTGGAGTATTAGAGGCCGTTGCTGGATGGTTTGGCGTAACTGGTGATCAAGCATCGGATTTAGCGGATAGCATTAAGGAAGTTGAAGACGCTGAAGAATCACTTGCCCTTAAAAGAGCAAAACAAAATAAAGATTTAGCAGAGGCAAAAGAGATTTTAAGTGATACTAATAAAACGCTTGAAGAAAGGAAAGCAGCACTAAAAAAGATATCCGATGCAGAAACAAGTTTGGCTGCTGAAGAATTAAAGAACGCTAAAAAGAAAGCCGAGAATATCAGAAAGGAAATTGCTTTAAATGGAGAATCAAAAGACCGTAAAAAGCAACTACAAGAAGCTGAAATACAAATCCTAAACACCGAAACCAATCTTGCAAATAAGAGAAAAGAATTTGCTAAAGAAAACCAAAAGATTGAAAAGGAAGATGCTGACGCTAAAAAAGCTAAAGCCGAGGAAGAAAAGAAACAAGCAGAGGATAGGAAGAAAAGAATTGAAGATTATAATAAACAAAGGCAAGAATCAGCTGATAAAATTAGAGCTTTAGAACAGAAACTTGCCGTTGATTCAATCCAGACCGAAAGGGAGAAGGCTTTAAAACAAGCCGAGATTGACAATGAAAACGCCAAACTTGATATTCAGCGATCAACAATGAACGCTAAAGAGAAGGCCAAGGCATTAGAGTTAATCAATAAACAATATCAGAATAATGTCGCTAAAATAAATGCGGATGCTGATAAGAAAGCACAAGAGGAAGCTGAAAAGGCAAAACAAGCTAAAGACGCACAGTTAAAAGAGCAATATGCTCAGGAAGAGAAAACCATTGCTGATCAATACGAGCGTAAAAAACTTGTGGCGATGCAAACTATTGAAGATGAGAAAGTATTGCAACAAACTTTACTTGATTTAGAACTTGCCAAGAATCAAGAAATTTATAATAGCAGAGTAAAAAATGGCCTGGATACATTAGATATTGAAAAAACCATTGCTCAACAAAAATTAGATTTAACTAAAAAGCAACAAGAAGAGACTAAAGCTTTACAAGACGCAGAACAAGCTCAAATTCAAAGCAAACTTGACGCTACAAAACAAGTATTGGGATCTATTCAAGGTTTACTAAAAGAAAACTCCAAAGGTGCAACAGTTTTGGCTATTGGTCAAGCGGTTATTGATACATATGTTGCAGCAAATAAGGCCTTGGCATCAGCTCCACCACCAATGAACTTTTTATTAATGGCCTCTGTAATTGCAACTGGTATCGCAAACATAAAAAAGATATCAGAACAAGCGAGTAAAATGGGGGTTGAAACTGGTGGGGTAAGTGGTGGAACTGGTGGCCCATCAATAGGCGTTGTTGGAGGGCAAGTTGATTCATCAACACAAATGGCAAGAAGCTTACAAGGTGCGGTTGGTGGCCCTCAAAAAGCGTATGTAGTGGGTAATGATGTAACAAGCCGTCAAAGTCTTGATCGTCGTATAAGCCAAAATGCAACATTAGGGGGCTAAACAATTTTATATATATGCAAAAGAAAGGTTTTAAAATTGATTTGGGTAAAATAGATGCAATCGAAACATCTATAAACGACTTGGCAATGCAAATGCCACAGTTGGAAGCTAAATTAAATGAAGTGCAAAATAAAATCAAAGGCAATATGGATTCATTAAACAATATGATTCCAGAGTTTGAATTGATGGATAAACTATCAAAGCAAATTGGTGATACTCCTTTGATGGATAGAATCACTAAAGGCAAAAAGATGTTGCAAGAAAAACTTGCAGTTTGTACTAAACTTTATAGTCGTATAAAATAATGCAGATTCTGGAGTTATTACTGGATGAGGATCAAATGGCGAGTGGTATCGATGCAATCAGTATCGTAAAATCACCAGCCATTGAATCTAACTTCGTGGCACTTAATAACCATAAGGTAAAATTTGCCACTGTTGATGCTGAAAAAAGAATCTTATTAGGCCCAGCATTGATTCCAAACAAACCTATTTACAGAAACCAGGATGGAATGGAGTTTTATTGCTATTTTTCAAGAGCAACAGTTAAGAAGGCTTCAGAACTTTATTTGCAAAGAGGTAATCAAGGCCAAGCGACTTTAGAACACGCCGTTAAAATTCAAGGCTTATGCCTGGTTGAATCTTGGGTGAAGGAAGATATGGAGAAGGACAAGTCTGCCTTATACGGAATGGCTGATCCAATCGGCACTTGGATGGTTGCTATGAAAGTTGAAAATGACGAGGTATGGAATGACTATGTAAAAACTGGGCTTGTTCAAGGCTTTAGTATTGAGGGTTATTTCGTTGATAAAGGACAAAAGTTATCTAAAGAGTTAACCGATGAAGAGGCCAAATTGCAAGAGGTAATAAGCATCTTGACTGAATGGCAAAATTGTAACAATAAAAAAAAATAAGTTATATATAATATGAACGCAAACGAAACATTAAACAGAGTGATGGTTGCTTTAGGCATTAAAGCCGAAGCTCCAGCCGTTGAAGTTAACCTTGCATCAATGAAAACAATGGATGGTCAAGCTACATTTGACGCTGAATCTTTTGAAGTTGGAAGTGCTATCTTTGTAGTTACTGAAGATGGCAAAATCCCAGCTCCACAAGGTGAATACGCAATGGAAGATGGCACTATTGTAAAAGTTGACGACAAAGGTTACATCGTGGAAATTTCCACTAAAGAAGAGGAAGTAATGGAAGAGCCAATCATTGAGGAAGTAATGCAAGATGAACCAATGAAAGAACAAATCATTGAAGAGATGGCTAAGCCTAAAAAGTTAACTGAAACTACAACCAAAGTAAGCGAATTTTCTGCTGAGATTTCTGAAATTAGAGAAGAGTTAAATGCTCTTAAAATGAAATTGTCAAGTGTAACTGAAGAGAGAGACGAGTTAGTATCTCGTTTAGCATCTGAGGAAGCTCCAAGATCATTCCACTCTCCAGAAGCAAATCCAGTAAATTCAATCAAATTTAAAATCGGTGAAAACAGAAACCAAACTGTAACTGACCGAGTATTTAACCAATTATTCAAATAAAAAAAACCAAATAAAATGAAAGATTTAAAAAACATCAAATTGTCTGGCCCGACTGTAAGTCCAAATACTTATGCTGGTCAGTTTGGCAACGAATATATCGCTGCTGCCCTTTTGAGTGGTGAAACTTTATCAAAAGAGTTAATCACTTTACACCCTAATGTTGCTTACAAGCAAGTTATCCGTAACTGGCAACAATCAATCAGCGTAACTGATGCTACTTGTGATTACACTGATTCATCTTCTATCACTTTAGGTGAGTATGTGTTAACTACCGTTGAGAAGCAAGTAAACTTAACTTTGTGTAAAAACAATTTGAGAACAACTTGGGAAGCTGCTCAAGCTGGTTACTCTGCTTTCGAATCTTTGCCAGCTACTTTCGAACAATTCTTATTGGCTCAAGTTGCTGCTGAGGTTGCTCAAACAGTTGAATTAGGTATCTGGAAATCAAATACTTTCTACACTGGTGGTATGGTTCAATACTTGATCGATAACTCTGCTATCGTAAGCGCTGGTTCAGGTGCTACAACTTCAGCGAATGTTGTTGCTCGTTTACAATCAATGTTAGATGCTTCTCCAGCTGCATTGTATGGTAAAGAAGGTTATCAATTCTATGTAGGCCCAGTTACAATGAAAGCTTATCAAGCTGCTTTGTCTGCTGGTAACTACAACTTCCAATTCTATGTTGGTGAGAAGCCAATGAACTTCCAAGGTATTCC